AAAAAACAAAATCCAGATCGGAAGATTATTGTCGTTTGTGCGTGGCCGGAGGTGTATCTCAATAATAAGGATATACACCGAGTTTTTAGATTGGGTAATGTCCCTTATTTTTATCAAGATTATATACACGGTAAAGATGTAGAAGTATTCGCGCAAGAGCCCTATAAACAAACAAGCCATATTACTAAAAAAACACATCTAATTAAATCGTGGTGTGATATGATAGGTGTTAAATATAACAGCGAAAAGCCGTATATACACTTTAATTTGAGAGAGAAGGACTTAATTGACCCTCAGCTCGCGTCTTTACAAAAAAACAAACCATTACTACTTTTTCAGCCGTTTGGAGGGCCAGGTAAAGAACATCAACCACATCCATACTCATGGGTTCGTGATATACCACCACCTGTGGCGCAAGAGATTGTAACTAAACTAAAAGAGAAGTATATGATCCTACATGTTTGCTATGACTTTCATCCAAAGTTAGAGGGAGCTATTAGATTCGAAAAACAGGTATCGAAAAAGGAACTTTTCAATCTTATTAATTTTTCTGATAAGAGACTACTTATTGATTCGTCTTTACAGCATGCAGCTGCAGCTCTCAATAAGCCATCAACAGTTGTTTGGGTAGGTACCTCACCTAAAATCTTTGGCTATGATATGCATAAAAACGTACTACCGAAAACAGAGTTTCCTAAAGGTCATATAGATAGTTATCTTTATGATTATAACTTTACCGGCGCAGTTCATGAATGTCCTTACGATGAATTTAACGAAATTCATACTGCGCAAAGTATTATTAAGAATATTTAGATTCTAATAATTGATGATTGGGCTTGATATGTAGTAGCCCATCCTGCTTCGTTTGCTGTTATAATAGTGAAGTCTCCTGAATTTGATAGTGACGAAGCAGGGAAAAACAGGTTAACGATATTATCATTACCTGTCGAATAATAATGACTATCTAACTTATAACCTGATATAGTGGGTGATTGTGCAGATGTAATTTCCTGGAAATTGGTATGGAAGTTATCTACGTTTGAAGAAAGGTAATAGCTATTGCTTGTGTCAAATCGTTTTCCATACAGGGTAAAGCTATTATCATAGCTACTTAATATAGTAGTTAAACCACGCGCAGCGTTAAAGGTCCCTGTAGTAGCATAGAAGATATTAGTAACCTCTGGGATGGCAGATATAACAACGTTTTCTGTGTAAGATATTGGAACTGTATCGTCATATCCAGATAACGCATTATAACCCTGTTGTTCGTATGTAAGGAATTCTAATTCTTTACCTTCTGGGTTATATATTCTATTTGCTAGATCAACAGTAATAAAATTATTATCTACTTTATAGATTATTTTCTGTGTATCTTTTTGTTCTGGAAATAACCAACCTTTAATTGTAAATGAAGTATCAATAACTACTCTAAATTTATCTGAATATGTTACATCAGTAGGGGTACTGTAATTTAAATCTCCTGACCATAATACTTCAGATCTTATTTCTTGCTCGTAGTCAGCGCCGAAATCAGCGGGTACTTTCCAAGATAAAATGATATATGGGTTATTGTAAGGAACAAAATTTGAGATGATTTGATCGGCATCAGCCATGTAACGTGTCATTATTGACATACTAACAGAAAGATCAACAGGTACCGGCATTAAGAACTTTGAAGCTTTGTCTGGATGATCCGTTAATTGACCTGGTATAAATGAAGGGGCTAGTTTATTAAAAACTCTAGATTCGTCTCTTGAAACACTGGTTAAATTTATTGCTACTACTGGTAATGTAAGATTTTGTGCTTTATTAACGATATCGTACATTACTCTCTGTTTAGGAGCAAAGACGTATCTTACATCAATATTTTGCTTAGCATTACGATTTTTATCGAAACGCGAAATGACCGTATCATCGAACGCAGCTACAAACTGTGTGAGAAGATCTTTAATTTCAAAATGGTATGCCCTCTTACGCACTACATATATTTATTACACGAATCGGTCTAGATAGTATTTAGGAAGCTTATGTCTGTTTTTTACTATACTCTCTACAATCGCAGCATCAAGAATGTATGTTATACAATGATCTTTATGAGATCGTATGCCTCTACCACAAGCTTGAATTAATGAACAAAGCATTTTATTTTGATACCAGTCAAAATCCTCCTTCATTAAGTTTTCAATACGCTTATCTTTAGTAGGTAGATACGGCGCCTTAATAATAATTTGAAATCTAGCTAGATCATCCTTGAGGTCGACCCCATAAGACATAGATGGTGATATAAGAACGGTAGGATCATCGGTTTCCATATGCTGTTCTAAAATAACTTCATTACGTACACCCGGCTCACGTATTAAAAATCTACGATCAGTCAGATTTTCTGATAAGAAGTTAGTAATACTCTTATTTTGTGAATGAATAATACCCTTTTCGTTTTTATGAAACTCGCAAATTTGAGCTATCTGTTTACATACCTTAGGTAAGTTCTTTTGCATATTATAGTAATTTAACTTAACCTTTGTATTGCAATAAATAGGCGCATTCTTAGCGTCAAACGTCGATTCAGCCTCAATATACTTATAGTTATCAATGCCTAATGACTTACAAAAATTCTTAGGATCAATAATAGTTGCCGACATAAGAATTACCTTATCAGCATACTTAAACAAATAATTCGATAGCTTGTCTACCTTAAGAGGCATAAAGGTAATAGCCTTACTATCCCTCTCAAAAATATACTCACTATCATACCAAGTTTCCAGTATAAGTGATAACTTACTATGTAGATTACCAAGAGCGACTAACTCGTTCTTCTTTTGAATAAGGTATTTAGTTTTAACCTTACTAGTACTGCCGATTGCATCTTTTAACCAATCGATACGTTCTTTTAGTGACAGTACTAAATGATTAATCCATTTTTCAACGTTAGTGCTCTTAGTTAAAAACGGTTTAACCTCAACTTCGTTCTTGTAGAGAAACTCAAAGTTAATAGTACAACTAAACTCCTTAACTAATTGGTCTTCTAATTCCGATGCTTCATCACAAATTAAATATTCACGCTTTTTAAGATGTTCAGGTAGTGCAAAGAACATATTATAGTTAAGAGTATTAAATCGTGAAGTTAGAGCTTTGTTACGTTGTTCATAATACGAACAGCACTTCTTACTCCAGCACTCTTCCCGAAGTTTCGGTAAATGTAAACACGGTGCCACCTCTACCGAGTAATCTTCGTCTACAACACAGCTGTAGTTTGACTTCCCCTTTAGCACCTCAACATCGTTAAATAACTCTTTATATTGATCTTGTAGAGCCTTTGTAATTGTTAGTGCTGTACAACCAAACGAATTCTCCTCATTACACTCATCCTCATATGCATAATTACCTCCCTGCGTTCTCTTATATGCTAGGTAGCTCGTTACTATATCGCGATACTCTTTTGTGCATTGCTCGGCGACATTGCCCATAGTTTTTGATACCATAGACTTACCTGATCCTGTAGGAGCATTACAAATGACGAACTTATAGCCATCAGTGAACGCTTGTTCAATATTCTTTAGAAGCTTTACTTGTGTTGGATTAGGATCATATCCAGATGGAAAGCTATTAATTAGTCCGGTTAGCACACCTAATTATACTATTGTTCCTTTATTAGGCAATATGTAAAGCAAGTTATCGTAAAATTTTGATTTAGAGCTGCAATCTAATAATTTTATAAATAGAGAAAATTGTTCCGGTATAAAGGAACTTATACGGTAGTTAAATATAAGTTTATCTAACGAACCTTCAATCTTAAACGGGTAGGGTATTTCGTAAATTTTAATCTTACCGTCGATTTCTAGAGAAAGAGATATATTATACTGTTTAATTTTAAAAAGCTTGAGTTTACCCTTTTTAATAACCTTCTTATCGGTTTTAATTATTATATTTTGTAGTAAAAAAGGCTTTAAGCTTTGATTTACTCTTTCTAAATTTATATTCATGAGTTCATAAAAGCTAGTTTTTGCTCCCCTGACATAGGATATACACTTTCATTAAAATACGTCCAAAATGAATCATCCGCCGGGTATTGAGTTATTAGATTAGCTTGATTCATGTTTATATTTCTATAGCCTTGCATTAAAATATCCCACACAACAAGTAAGTTATCAGCTGCTTCATTTACTTTATGCGGACCTCTTGGAGGCTTATAGTTTAGGGTAATTCTACCATTTGTAGAATTTAATAAGTTATATGATTTTGTACAGAGTATACGGCGAGTAGCAGGGAAACCTGCCTTAGGTATTCTGCGCGCGAATCTTAAGTCTACCACATTCGTTAAAAGAATAGAATCAAGTGCTGACCTCTGTATTATCATTTTTTGGTTTACATATACCAAACATCCTCTCTTCGTTTAGAAAAACACCCTTAGCAATCTTACCTTTACCTGTAATCTCTACATTGGAAATAGTAACTCCAAGATTATTTGGAAATATAACTATATCTCCCTCTTTTGCATACTTTGCATCAGGTCCCGCAAGAATCACTATACCCTTACGCCACGCTTTAGTCATTGCGTTCGTCGGTACGACTATACCATTCCGTAAAACCTCGTCCCCGTTAGCTGACTCATCAGCATACTCAACGAGAAGAATATCATCGAAAACAAAACTAAGCTGATAGTCGTCTAACCCAAAATCACCCCTTCCTCCTTGTGTTAAGTCAATTAGACTTCTTGTAGGAGCTAGATTATCAATAGATGCCGTTGCCATATAATTTATTTACTTAAGTTTTCTTGTAAATCAATATACAACTTTAACTCTCTAACAGAGATATTTTTATTACGCGCAATAAGATCTAGATTCTCTTCCTCAATATCCTCCTTTTTAATTTTTTTATTATATGCTATACGCTTAAACTTTAATCTTGGAATAAAATAATAGTACAGTCTATATTGCTGCTGCTTATCTTGAAAAATACTACCAAATCTATTTAACGTCTCATTAGTAATAGAAGCCATGCCTTTACTATAGAACGATAACCACCTATTAAACATAAACGGCGCAAAGGATTGCTCACCTTCTGAATCTAAAAACTCAGCATTAGTCTTTTTAGAGTAAAATAACTTATTTTGTAGCTGAAAAAAATTCATTAACTAATTATTTTA